CTAAAGCAGAGGTAATAGGACGCAACGATTACGACCAAACAATCATTGTAGAGTGAGGAAACCACGCTGAGTTTATTCCACGCCTTCGGGAAAGTTGGATAAAACCAAGAAGTAAACCACGTTATCTGCCATCGCAAGATGTCACGGAAGTAAGCAGATACATATGCTGGTGCACATAGTGTGCCGAGTGAGAGTAAGGAATCAAGAGTGTGATTCCAATGTATACTGCGGGACGAGGGGCAGTTTACCCAGATTTGTCGCAACCTTTAGATAGGAAAGAGAATGGAACGAGAACGGAGGTCGCACCTTCACTCAGTAGATATACTGTAGAAGTTCGCACTCGATAAGTCGACACAATAGTCAATCTCAAAGACTTTAAAATAGAGCAACTTAGTAGATAAGTGATGTGAAATGAGCAGTGCATCTTCGATTGAAGTTCGTAATATCCATCACCTCTAGCTACGCAGTGGATAGGTTTGTGATTAATTCCGACACGACCACTTTAAAAAACAAACAGTTTGGATGGGATGCTTCGGCGTCCCATTTTTTTGTCTTACAAAAGTTAACATCAAACTTTTCTACCTATTTAAAAATAGTTCTTGACAGATGGTAAAAAAGTGAGTATAATATATGTATGAAAAGAAAAGGAAACCACATTTTCCTAACTGAATGAGTGTGGAGGTTATGTCTGAACATACACGGCAGAGTTGTGGACTGCCCCAAGTTTAACAATTTAATACAGGAGTACATTATGCCAGCAAAGTTTAAAGCAAGTGCAAAAAAATATATCAGAGGAGTTCCAGCAAGTAAATTACCTACGGAGCATTTCTACCTCAAAAACACACCAAAACAAGAGTTGTTTGAGTACATCAACGACAGAGGTTCAAATATGAAACCTAAAGTAAGACAGAAGTGTCTAAACGAACTAGTCCGTAGAGGTATCAAAATAGAGTGGGTAAGTCCTGAGGTGCAGTCATGAGGTGGGGTGGTAAAGCAGTACATCAGAGTCATGTAAAGAAAACAGCACAAGGCGACTCACACAGACACATCAGTCTTAATATGAACAAGAACAAGAAGCGTTCGTTCAAGAAGTACAGAGGACAGGGGAGATGAGGAAAGTACTTGATGCAATTTGGGAACCATTCGATAGTTCTGACTCTGTAGATTGGTTCCTACTACTGTTCGGTTATACAGCATTAATTATAATGCTAGTGGGGGCGATATGGACTTAACAGTATTAATTCTAGTCGCAATGTTCTTAGTATATATGTACTTTAATAACAAGGACGACTGGCGTGGGTAAAGTAATTCCTTTCCCAACAAAGACCGAAGCAGACAACCTCAAAGAGGAACTGCAGAGGCACGAGGAAGAAATCAAGTTGTGTTTAGACGACTTGGAAGCAATAAACAGTCACATAGTAGAGTTGACCTTTGAGTATGAGCAAATGCTACATAGATTAGGTATACTCTACGGTGTGAACATCAATTTAGGAGAAGATAGTGAAAAAAGGTAGTATGATGTATGACCAATTTGGTCGTAAAAGAAAGGTAAAACACCTTTATACAAGTAAAAAAGCGACACCTAATTTTAATAAAGTCGCAAACAAACAGTTTAAAAGTGATGAGAAAACATATCCAAGTGCAGCAGTTGGAGAATATACTGTGCCTAAGGATAACTCATTCAAAGCAGACATCAGTAAGCAGTACACGGTATCGATTGCTTATAACAAGGGTGCATATCAAGTGATACCTAAAGGAGAAGTGAAAGACATTGGCAAATAAATATAATAGACACTATGCAGTAGGCATGGAAGCAAATGGTAGTAAGATAAAGTCCATTAACTACCCTTTAGACACTAAACGTAAGTTTCCACATTGGGAGTCACCAACAAGAAACTGTAAACATATGTGGATAGAGTTAGAGGACGGCAATATAATAAGAGATGATGAACTCATACTCAAAAAAGATATGGAAGCAATTCAAAAAATGGAGAAGTTCATATCTGATATATCAGGAGGTGTAGCGTGAGTAAGATAAATGATTATGCTATATTTGTAGATAGTTGTACCTCAGCAGTAAGTAAAGATACTACCAAAATGTGTGATAGAGTAGAATACCTACGAGGAAATCACTCAACAGTAGATGGTGAAGTAGTTGAGCAAGAAATAGATATGGCAAGACTAATGACTGCATTGATAGGTATGATGGCAGAAAGTGGAGAGTTTGCTGAAGTAGTTAAAAAGAAAGTATTTCAGGCAGATAGTAAGTTCTCAAATGATGAGATTTTCCACATGAAAAGAGAACTAGGAGATGTTCTCTGGTATTGGGTGCAGGGTTGTAAAGCATTAGGTTTTACCCCTGATGAAGTAATGGATGAAAACATTAGGAAGTTAGAAAAGCGTTATCCTAATGGTTTTGAAGTAATAAGAAGTGAAGTAAGAAAAGAGGGAGATATATAATGGCAAATCATGTTTATTTTAATTTAAGCGTAGAAGGTTTAACTGACGAACAATGGGATTCTCTGTTCAAAAGTGAAGAACACGAAAGACCACATTGGAATGAGGGCGAACCTCCTATAAAGTATAAGGAGTTGATAGACTTACACGAGCAACCTTTTATGAGTAATATTGCTAGAGAGTATGATGAAGATGGTTGGATAAAACAGTCATACCAGTGGTATTGTGATAACTGTGGTGCTAAGTGGGTAAACATTGAAGAATGGGAAAATCACGGTTATATGAATGGTTATAGTGCGTGGTCTACACCACATCAAATGGTATGCAATATGTTAGAGTTTGCTAGTAATAAGTTCAATATCGAACTAAGTGCAAAAATGACATATGAAGATGAGTTCAGAAACTTTATAGGTAGAGACTTCTTTGAAACATACCACGAAGAAGGCGAATACTATTGTTCTTCTGATGAGGAATACATTGATGGTGGTGAGTTAAATACTCTGCTAGAAGAAAAGTTGCAGTGCGATTTAAAAGATGACGACTTCGAGTGGTTTGAAGAATACAAAGACACTGGTATAGTTCCAGCGGAGTGGACAGATGAACTTGTTTATAACTTTTTTGAGACAGGAGAACTCAATGGGACAGTTTGATGATATAGTAGAGAGACAAAGAAAACTCATACAAGCAGAAGAATGGTCTAAAGGAGTTAAAGGTGTGCATGCACATAGTTTAAACTCGATGTGGTATGATAACAGACCTGAAGATACAGCAGAAGGTAAATCAGTCCTAGATATTGAGTACAATGGTGGACTTATTGAGAGAAAACTAAGTAGTGGAAAAGTGATATATTTTGGTCAAAGACTAAGAGGAGACGCTTTAATTCGTGAGTGGGAAGCACACGAGGCAGATAATAGGAGTAATTATGTCTATACCTGAAGATGACATGGAGTATGAGTTCTATGACTGGGAAGCAAAACTCGGTAGAGAAGATGCAATACTCACTTGTGCAGAAGAATGGGGTATGTCTAGATATACAGTGGAAAGATTAATTAAAAAATGGGAGAATCGATTATGGCAGTAAACTACACTGAAGACCAAGTAGAAATGATGACCAATCAATACAGACTAGACCCAAGTAGAGAAACAGTTGAAAGACTAGCAGATGAGTTAGACAAGAGTGTGAAATCTATTATAGGTAAGTTAAGTAGAGAAGGAGTCTATAGAAAGACTGAATACCTAACCAAAACGGGTGAGAAACCAGTCACGAAACTAGAGTTAGTTCAAGAACTCGCAGAGAGACTAGAACTACCTATCACAGCCCTAGCGGGGTTAGAAAAAGCACCTAAACAGGCACTGAAGGAGTTAGCAAGATGCGTATAGCAAAACTGTCGAAGGACGATAAACTAGCAAAGCATGGAATCTATGCAGAAGTGATGGGTCTTATCGAGTCCCCAACGGGTATGAAAGCAAGACTAAGATTCGGAGATGGTCATAGAGATACAATACCAGTACAGAGAATAAGAATAGTTCAAAACGAGAACGTACCTCGGTCTAGAGATGGTTGGTTTTAACTAGAGGGAATTATCGGTAATTAAG